TTCAATGCAGAGCGACGATCTAATCGTTATTGGGTCAGAATTGAGTGTCCTGAGACCTGCGACAACACCTTGCAACACCGGACATCTACGACACAATAGCGGACATCCACGACACAACACCGGACATCCAAGGTAAAAATAGCGGACATAGGTGTCCTGTTAACCTTAATAGAAACTTAAAGAAACTTAAGAAATAACTAGAAGGCAAAAACATCACGATTTTTTGAGTAAACTAATAACACCAACCACCTAAAAAAGGAGCAACAAATGCCACACATCAAAGTCACAGGCAAAGTCAACCAGATCACCTGGAACGGCAAACTTGTCAAAGTTTATGAGAGCTACACCAACAAGGCCACACAAGAAATCAAATCTCGCCTCTGGTCATGCTGGTTCGATGTTGCACCAAGTTTCAACGAAGGTGACGAAGTGACCCTGAATGGTGAACTAAACTGCAAAATTGGCACATGGACTCCAAAAGGTTCAGAAGAGCCACGCTCAGTTGTTGAATACCACCTCAACGATGTCACTATCGGTTCAGTAGCCAAAACCGCAAACCCGTTCCTAAACGCCCCAGAACCGTCACCAGCGGTCCTAGAAGACCTAAACACACCGTTCTAATGCTAGAACTGTTCATCGCCGGCACACCAGCCCCACAAGGCTCAAAGAACGCTTTCAGAAGAGGCAACAGAATCGCCCTCGTCGAAAGTTCAAAGAGTCTGCCAGCATGGCGAGAACAAGTCACCAAAGAACTACAAAAACTAAACGAAACCAACGGCATCATGCTCGAAGGCCCAGTTTATGTTGCAGCACACTTCTACATCAACAGACCCAAAACAGCAAAACGCCTCTACCCAACAACAAAACCCGACCTCGACAAACTATGCCGAGCAATCGGAGACTGCCTAACCAAAGCAATGATCGTTGAAGATGACAGCAACATCATCGAATGGAGCGCTCGCAAAAGTTACGCAGACACAATGCCCACCGGCGTGTTGTTGACAATCGAAACATTCTGAACCAGAATAGAAACAACTAGTGGTGGTGAACAGACCCCCTCTCAGTAACCACCACTAGCTCTAACCCACCACATAGAAAGAACAGACATGAAAGCCACAATCTGGGCAACAGCCGCACTAATCACAATCGCATTCACAATCGCATTCGCAGCCTTCACCTTCAACGAATCATTCGCCAAAGGCCAAGCAATCATCCTCACCGGATCAGCACTAACAATCACAATGGTGCTAATGTCCCTGGTCAACATCATTCGCGAATGGAGCAAAAACTAATGCCACACGCACGACACACAGACCCACAGACTTCACACGAAGCAGCAGCATCAGTAAACCTAAACAGCATGACTGCCACCAAAAAGATGATCTACGCAATCTTGCAAGAACCATTCACTGATGAACAAATTGCAGAGCTTTACGAAAACGCAGTGCGCCTAGGCTTAGCACCAAGAGCATCACTCTCAGGCATACGCTCACGCAGAAACGAACTCTACCGTGAACACCTAATCGAACCAATCGGCTACGGCAAAACCGTCAGCAACCGACGAGCAATCATCTGGCAAGCATCAGCAAGAGTGAACAACTAATGACTAAACTCACCTACACACGCAACGAAGTCGAAGAACTAATGACAATCGAAAACAAGTTCACAGCAGCCGAAATGCTACAAGACCTAGAACTAAGCAAAGCGCTCGCAAAAGAACAAGGGAAACTAGAAGAGTTCAACCGGTTGCTCCCAATCATTACTGAGTTCGCAATGGATGCACTCCGACACCGAACCAAAATGGCAGATGTGAAACAACTACTCAAAGAGCTAGAAGGCTAACCATGTTCAACGATCAACAATTCTTCGAGCAAGCAGTCAGAGCATCACGCCTAGCCTTCGACCTCGGCCAACCATACCTACCAACAGGCAAAGTCACACACAACTACCCAACCCCCAAAAGAATCAAATCAAGCAAATACACAAAACAACAAATCAATGACTACTGGTTCATCCGAGACCTGCACGACATAACCAAGCAAAAGTTCCCAGACTGCCAAGCACCAGACTGCCACCGACCAAAACACCTCAAGAACCTATGCCGCGCACACTACAGCGTCACACTCGCCTACCAGGCTGACTACAATGGCTGAATGGCATGACAGCCCCGAATGGCGCAAAGCAAGAGCAAACGCCAAAAGAATCCTCGACCCAGTATGTGCCACCTGCAACAAAGAACTAGCCGGCAACGACTGGACAATCGACCACATACACCCACCAGCAGACACCGGTGGAATCCCCAACAACAACATCGAAAACCTACAATCAATGTGTAGAGAATGCAACAGCCGCAAAAGCAACCGCACACTCCAACGCATCAACTACCGCAACCCGAAATGGAAATAACAATGCAAGCCTTCGACCTACAAGACACACTGGTTCGCATCAACTACCAAGCACCAAACGCCCAAGTCCTAACCCAAAACATCCTCAACGCTAAGATCCTCTACACACCCACAGGACAGTTCGACATCATCACAGCACAACAAGACAACCCAGAACTACACCGAGCAATCTCACGCCTAGTCCGCGCCACATACCCACGCCTACGCTATCTACGCTTTGTTAGCAGTAGCAGCGACAACGCAGTCGCAGAAGACAAAGCCAGAGTCATCAAGAACCTAGGCAGTAGCTCATACACAGACAATAACCGGGCCATACTCGAACGCATCAAAGAGATCGTGCCAACCATAGACCTCTTCATTGCAAAGAACGGACACCGCAAGCGGCTCTAATACACTAAAAAACTAAAAAAATAACTTTCAGATTTTTTCTGAAAGTTACTGTTTCATCCCGCGCATTTTTTTCTTTCTAACGCGACCATTGAAATTATTTGAAAGGCAACAACATGACTGAGAACGACCTACAAGATTGGTTGAATGAACTTGACTTGGATGCAGAGCAGAAGCTCATGGCTGGCATGGCCCTGGCATTGGCTAAGTCATTCGATGAAACTGGTCACACTTCAACAGCAGCGGAATTGCGAAAGACAATTCTTGAGTTGAAGCGCATGGTGTCTGCTGGCAAGGTTGAGGTTGACCCGTTGGCGGAGATGCTAAAGCGCTAATGCCTAAACCATTCCTGCAACTTCCAGCAAGGTTCACTGAACCGCTCTCAGATGACTTCGTGACCGACGGTGACAAACTCGTTCCGTTCGTTCACGCTTTCATGCAAACTGAAGAGAGCGCCGGTCAACCTATTACCCTGGATGAATGGCAGGTTTGGTTGTTGCGCCGAATGTTGGAGAGGTATCCGAATGATTATGTTGACCAGTCGCTTGCTGGCCGTTTACGCTATCGTCAAATTGTTGTCAGTCTTGGTCGCCAGAATGGTAAGTCAACACTTACTCAGGCCCTTGCACTTTATGCTTTGCTCATGCATGAGAATGGGCCAACAGTTATTGGTTTGGCATCGTCGCTAGATCAGGCAAAAATTGTTTATACTCGTGCGCTCTATTCCGTTATGGCTAACAAGTGGCTGAAGAAGAGATTCAAGAAAGCCACTGAGCATCGAGGCATTCACTTGGCTGACGGCTCTGGCACTTACATGGTGAAGGCTGCTAAAGAGTCAGCGGTTCAGGGTATCAGTGTGAGCTTCGGTATCATTGACGAATTGCACATCATCCCCGAAGGTCTCTTCTCAGCGTTGACTTTGGGAACTTCTACACGCAAAGACGGCCTAGTTGTTGGAATCACTACTGCTGGCGATGAAAACTCAAAGACACTCATTGACCTTTACAAAACAGGCCAGAAGGCTGTTGACGGTGACCCAGAGTTTGAACGCTTCGGCTTCTTCTGTTGGGAAGCACCTGACCAGTTGCAGATAGATGATCCTCAAGCAATCTATGCTGCTAACCCTGCTGTTGCTGCTGGTCGAGTGCCTATTGAGCGAGTGTTGTCAGATGTTCGCACAATCCCAGAACACGAAGCTCGACGCTACCGCTTGAACCAGTTCATCAATGGTGGTGCAAACTCTTGGCTCCCAACAGAACTAATGAAGAAGGCAACTGGCACAGGTGTCAGCAACATGACTGGTGCAGTGTTCGCTGTTGACCGCACAAAGAATTGGGAATACGCAACCATTGCTGTTGCCAATCAGAATGGCGACATTACTGAAACTGAAATTGTTGCATCAATCGTCAACCCAACTGAAGAAATTCTCTTCAATGAGATCGTGCGCCTAGCAACTAAGTTCTCAGCTCGTGCAGTTGTTGCAGATGAACAGCAATTCCCTAACATGGCTAAGAGGCTTCGCGAGACAGGTCTACCTTTCTGGCGTTTATACACAAAAGAAGTTTCAGCCGCTTGCTCAACTGTCTATGCCATGTTCAGCAATAACACAATTCGTCACGCTGGCGACCCGTTGCTGTTGAAACAATCGCCTGGTGGAGTTACTAAGTATTCTGGTGAGTCATGGCTTATCAGTCGAAGGGACAGCATTGGTGACATTGACGCACTTATGGCAACACTCTTCGCAATCTATGTTTCAACAATTGCGCGACACGCCACAGTTCAGGTGTTTTGAGTTATCCACAGGTTGTGTATAACATTAGGGCATGGCATCACTATGGCAACGCCTAACTGGCGCACCAGTTCAAGAAGCTCGTGCAGCCCAGCCAACCATTCCAACTAGGTTGGCAACTTCAGTGACCCCAGATTCTTCACTGACATTGACTGCTGTTTATCGTGCAGTGCAAATCATTGCAACCCCAGTGTCAAAGATGAACATTGACACCTTCCGCTACGCCACAGGCCTAGAAGCAAAAATCGAAAACCCGTTGCTAGTCAACCGCCCAAACTTGGATGACACTCGACGCGACTTCTTGTTTCAGACTGTTGTCAGCCTCTCACTTGAGGGCAACGCCTTCTGGTATAAGCAATACGGTTCAAACGGTCAGGTCAACAACCTAACGATTCTCCCAGCGTCAGCAGTGTCAATCTCACAGGACTCTGCAACTGCTCGCAAAACTTACAACTACGAAGGCAAGTCCTACACCTCAAACGAAATTGAACACCTGCGCTTGTTCCCTCGCGCTGGTTATCTTCGAGGCGTCAGCCCAATCGAGTCATGTTCAGCAGACTTGGCAGCAGCCATTGATCTGCGCGATTATGCAAAGAACTGGTTCAGTTCAGCAGGAGTCCCAACCGGTATTTTGAAAACCGGCCAAATGGTCAACCAGGCAGATGCCGAGCTAATCACTAACAACTGGCACAACAAGCAACAGAACCGCCAAATTGCTGTTCTAGGTTCAGGTTTCGAGTTCCAAGAGATTCAGGTTGACCCAGCCAAGGCCCAGTTCACTGAGCAACAGGCTCAGGCTGTTCAGCAAATTGCTCGACTTTTCGGAGTCCCTGCCCGACTGTTGTTGACCGGTGTTGACGGCACTAGCGACACTTACAGCAACCTAAGCGATGAAAACCAAGTCTTCTACCGCCACACGCTCATGGCCTACACTGACGCAATCTCAGACGCACTGAGCAACTGTCTACCTCGTGGCACACGCTCAGAGTTCAACTTCGAAAGCCTATTCCGCGCCGACCAGCAAAACCGATTCCAAATGTGGAACACTGCCTTGGCTGGCGAAGCGTTTATGACTGTTGAAGAAGTAAGAAACAAGGAAGGACTAAATGTCTGAACTAGAAACACGCTCAGTTGAGATGCGCCTAGACGCTGTCGAAGAGCGCACCATTACCGGCCTCGCTGTCCCTTACGGTCAAGATGCAAACATTGGCGGAGCATACATTGAACGCTTCGCACCAGGTGCTGTTGACAATGTTGACGATGTCAAAATCTTCTACGGCCACAACCACGACTCACTGCCAATCGGCAAAGTCATTGCAGGTCGCGAAACCGAGGCTGGCTTCGAGATCACTGCACGCCTAACCG